GTCGCTGCGAACCTGCGTGCGAAACGCAGTTTCGGGCGACCAGCCCTACCCGACTCGTATTTCGAGTCGGGCTCCGGCACTTCAGTGAAGTACTGGAGAAGTCCCGCTTCGCCCGTGCCTTTGGTGTAGGTCACACTACTAGTGATCCCCACGCCATTGTACCCCAGATACTGATGGTCCTCTTGGAATCGGTAATTACCAATATCCTCGGGACCTGTGAATGAGGTTAGCACTAGGGCACCCGTATCCTCCCATCCCACGAGGATCCTTCTTCGGATCTTCATGGGAACTGTCTTTAGGACAGCGTCGGCGGTGTGCCAGAGACCGGCATTATGCAGGTCGTTGGCACTATCGACGATAGCGGCCAAGGATTCGGGTTGTGATACCTTGTACGGTCGTTTCGGCCTTACAGGTGTTACATTAACACCGGCGTACCCATCGACACCACAAGACTCTCTAAAGAGTCCGGTGGAAAAAGATTTCGATGTGTTCACCTTAAGTCCAGCCGATTCGAGTACGGCACATACAAAGTCGTATTCGTCAGTCGGGACAATGATATCATCCCCAAAGACGCGGACCAGACCACTTAGGTCCTCCAAGTCGCAATCGATCTGCTCTCTTTTCTGCCTCCACATAACAGCGGAGATAGCGAGGATTGCAAAAACAATCGATTGAACCGGGAAGGTATTAGCGGATCCTTGTGTCGAGAACTTCCTCAGTCGATGGTAAGTACCATCAGGAAGTCGGCAGTACTGAGTCCTGCAAGCATGCAGGGCTTCCAACAGAGTAATGTGGGATTGGAAAATCCATTCCACTAGCCGAGTTGAAAGGCGGTCACTAGCTGAAGACAAATCAATCGTCGACAGCCTACCGTCAGTACTAGCCTCAAGGGCCATGTCGCCAGACAGGCTCTGATCTCGAAAGTTGATGAATCGCTTAAGCGATCCTGTGTGTACTTTATCTTCCAACCACCTCTGGATACCACCTTGGATCCATTGGTGAGCGGTAGGTTCAGCGGCGATGAGCCGTGGTCCCTTTTGAGTCTTAGGGACTAAGTACATCAGGCTGGCAAGCTCGACTTGACTCGGCGTAGTCGCG